AACGCCAAAAAGAAACATTGCTCCAGGAACTTTCTTTTTTATTGCTGCTAAATTCAATGGTAATACTGATAAAATACCAGCGTAAGCGGCAGCTATTGATCCGGTATAAGAAGACTTTATTTGGCTATGCTTAAAAACCGCTTCTCCATAAACCGGTATTACAAATCTTCCATAATCAGTGGCTATTGATGTTCCGGTATAAGTAGTTAATCCATTGGCGATGACTGAATTAGCTTCTAACTCGTCCACATCTGAAGAGCTGTATCCACCCGTTCTGCTTCCAATTACACCCATGCACACATAGCCTGTAGTGTTGTGGAATTCTGAACAAAAATTACTTAATTGAGTTATAAAATCAACAGAACCAGTAGATATTATAGACGCCTCAAGAGGAACTATGTAATCAATATAATCGTGATCTCTTAAGACTGAATAAGTGTACTCTAATCTCTCGTAGTATTTTTCATAAAAAGTCTTATTACTTGGAGTAGCTGATGATAACTCAAAAATATCACTTGATACATTTCTCTCGCTATACTCACTAACATATTCACTCATTCTGGCTGACGCACATATTGCTATATCTCTACAGCCAGCTGCATAACTATCGAGTATTCCGCGAACAAGCGGAGACCTGAGGTCCGCATTAAGGAAGTTCATTGCTTCCTCTACTGAGGATATTTTGATAGGTTCATTTAAAGGTATGCCATCTGCATGGCCGACCAACATAACAGTTGAAGTTTTACCATTAGACATTGAGCTATATAAAGATCTTTCATTAACTATTGTGCTAGGTCTATTTGATATTACAACGGAACTAATCGTATTCTTAGAAGGAAGGACAACAAAATACATAGTGATACTCAATATTTGACCGAGAGAACCTTCAGTCGTTGCCACCAGGGAATACACTCCTTCGAAAAGATTCTCGGGAATTTTATAATAGAATGTAAACTCACCATTAGACAGTTTTTCAAAATAATGATCTGTATCAGGTGTAGCTGGTTGATTATTATAAGTAAAAGGCCCATCTATTATTGGACCAGTACCAAAATCGCCTCGCCTAACAACAATTGCTACATCCTTAGGGGTAGCCTGAGCAGTTGGATCGTAGGACTGACCACTTTCAGTAAATATGAATTTGAAACCAGATGTTATGCCAGTCTTAACTTTTAACATTTTACTTCTCTCTTGTTGCGCCTACTGTCCAAAACAGTATGTCACCAAATCTGCCCCTATTAGGACTTATTGCTTCTATAACAAATATACTATAAGTCTTTCCGACTTTAGCGGAATATCCTTCATATATTCTATCACCCTCTTTTGGATTTATCGAGGCTTCCATATAATACACGGCGTCATAGTCGGTAACCAATCCTTCATCTTCCTCATTTTTAGAACGAGTATTTGATAATCCATTTTGCCCAACAGACCTAACGGTAACTTGTTCCATTTTTTTAGAGTGATTTCCATTTTCCAAAACTCTCTGCAATAAGACGTCATGACCCCACTGTTTAAGTGTTCTCTCAAAGGTTCTCTTTGTACTAGTCATAGCTTCTTAGATCTCTGTCAGGTAATGGATTTTCTTTCGTTATATATTTTCTGCCAGGACCATAAAGCTCTCTGTCTGATAAGTATATTATCTTTCCAGTATCAGGATGACGAACACCACCAGAAGTCGCTACTGGCTTGGCTGGAACACCTTTAGGCTGCATGCTTCTTGGGCCAGTTTTTCCAGCTAACATTTCTTTTCTATACACTGCAGCTAATTGACACCATGTAGTTGCATTATCCCTGCTAACTGTTGTTCTAGGTGCTGACCTGTTCACTACAGTAAAATCTCCTAAAGTAACTGATACTTCATCATCAGTATTGAACTCATAGGTTCTGCTCAAATCACATGCTGTTGCAAATTTTACATACTCAAGGGCTATGTAAGGCAGGTCGTCAGTCGTCTGGTCATCCCTTAATTTTAAAAGTGATTTTACCTCAATAGAGTACGCATGTACTATTTCCCCTATTTCTAATAGAGTGGCGTCAGGAAAATAAGGGGTCAGCTCTTCTGGGTCAATGTAAAGAGGATCTATATCTGGGGCAAAAACTAATACTTCTTCAGCTCTCAGTGTAGTTACTGGCTGATAATTATCATCTACAGAACTAACATATAACTTTTGCTGAACTGTTACCGAATTCCCACTTACAAGTATGCCAGTAAATTTTATATTATATTCACCAGGTTGTGTTGGAATAAAATCGTAATAAAATGAAGAGGAAGAAAACGAACTAGCATTCTCGGATACAATTATGTTAGAGGAACTATCAGCTATTTCAACAGCAACGGTTACAGGTTCCAGGTCCTCTTCATCACCAGTCAAAGGATTTGTATCTACAAATCTAACTCTTACTCTGACTGTATCATTAACCAAAACTTTTTGTGTTGACATAATTCCTCTATTCTAAGCTGTTGGTATAATAGTAACATCTACAGTCCCAGCTGAATTATCTTCTACAAGAATAGTTTCAGCTGATGCTATTGCATAAGCTTCTTCTTTATTAACACTAAAAGCTATGTATCCAGAATCATAAGTGTCAAATGACATGATCGCCGTAGATTCTGTAACCTGCTCTTCACCAGAACCTATAATAACCTTATCCGCGCCAATGAAAACAAGAGTGGAATCTATACTTTCAGGATATAAAATTATAACCTGGAGTATTCTAATATCTGTTACATTTGCTGTAGGACCAAAAGACGAAGGCTCTACTACTCTTACGCCATTATACTGAAAATACGGTTCACTATACGTTACACCTTCATTGTATAGCATGATTAAACCTACTTATCAGAATGTGCCACCGTCAATAAGGAAACCCTCTAAATCTGAACTGTTACCATAAAGAGCACCAGACACACCAATACCACCCGTAACAACAAGTGTACCAGTAGTATAAGATGTTGAAGCGGTGTTTGCAGTCAATGTTGTTGCACCGCTGGCTGTCAAGGTTGTAAATGCTGCCGTTGAAGGACTAGATGATCCAATACTTGAGTTCGTAATAGTTTTATTACTTAGTGTCTCAACATTTGAAAGCGTAGACAGTGTTCCAGTTGTCGGCATTGTGACAGTAGTAGCACCAGTTACCGTTATCGTTGCTGAATAAGCTCCAGAGAATTCAAGATCGCCGCCAATTGTTATTGTGCTTGAACCATTGTTTATGCCTGTGCCACCATAAGTCGGAGAAACAATCGTACCCTGCCAAGTGCCGGTATTAATCGTTCCAACAGTTTGCAGACTAGAATTAACAACTCCAGATCCAAGTGTCGTGGCATTAAGCACGCTTGCATTATTGATGTAATAGGCTTTCCCTGATGCTAGATCTAAATGCTCCGAAGAAGTCCATGAATCTGTTGCATCTACCCAGTTGAAAGTCTTATCAGTAGTACCCTTTAAAGTCAAGCCACCACCATCAGCTGATGCATCGCTTGGTGACTCTGTCGAACCTAACTCAATATTTTTATCGTCAACTGTAATAGTTGTAGAATTAACTGTTGTTGTTGTTCCATTGACTGTTAGGTCGCCAGTAACAGTTAAGTCACCACCTATCGATCCATCCCCTGTAGTACTGACCGTAGCAAAGTTAACCTCAGATGTGGTCTCCACAGCTTGACCAATTGCAATTGTAGGGGTCGCATTTTCACCAGAATTATTTGAAAGCGTAACACCAGTTCCTGCAACAAGTGATGCAACATAATCACCAGTTGTCTGTGTCGCAAGATTAACATTCTTAATAGTTACAGCCCCAGATGAAACAGTAAAGTCTGCGGTTGCGAAAGAAGCCACACCCTTGTTCGTAGTGGTTGCATCTTCAGCTGAAACTGTAACTGTATTATCCGAAACTACTATATCAATACCTTCTCCTTCAGAGAAAGTCAATGTGTCACTAAGTAAATCGACAGTATCTGAATTGGCATTGTCGTCAGCGATTGACAAAGTGGTTGCAACACTTGCCGTACCAGCTGCAGTTAACCTGCCTTGTGCATCTACTGTAAATGTAGGAATTGCAGTAGATGAACCATAGGTACCTGCTGATACAGTCGTATCATCAAGATCTACTGTTATAGTATTTGTTGCACCAGCGGTTGTGGTTAAACCTATACCACCAGCTATTGTAAAAGTATCTTCATCATTTATTGTCTGAGATGTGCCACCATCACCAGCTATATCAAACGAATAGTTTGCAGAGATAATTGCACTATCAACATAAGCTGTAGTTGCAACAGATGTTGAATTATCGCCAGCAGTCTGAGTTGCTGCGGTAGCAGATGAACCTAAGGATACAGCTCCACTGAATGTCTTATCCCCACTTAGTGTCTGGGAAGTCGCTCTTGTTACAAACGCACCAGAACCACCAATAGCTAAAACTGATGTAGCAGTTCCTCCAGCGCCACCAGTTCCCTCACCGTAGTACAGGGTGTCATCAACTTCATTGAATGCTAATTCTGCGTTTTCAAGTGAACTAGGTGCACCAGCATCACCGCTAGACCTTCTTTTGATTCTAATTGTATTGGCCATTTTTAAAAGTTTCCTCCATCAACAAGATTTTCTTCGGGATAGTTAACCCATTCAGTTCCTGAATAACGCAAAATATCTCCACCATTCGCTGTACTAATAGTAACGTCAGTTAATCCATTTAAAACAGACTGATCAGCTATATTCGTTTCTGCTGCTATAATTCTGTCTTTAACAGTCAAATAGCCGCCAGCTGGACTTACGCCAAGAACAGTCTGTATAGCCTCTATAGCATCGTTTGCATTTGCGTGCTGCTCATGGTGGGGTACAGTTACGGAATCCAACCTATCTGTTGGGGTTGGATTTTGCAGTGTGTCTAAAGAGTTTGGATAATTAGTTGCCATATAATTTCCTTATAAACTAAATATTTTACTTATTAAATCGCTCCACTGTATAGTAATAGATATAGACCCCGATGTACCAGCAACCGGTAGACCAGAAGCAGTGTCGAAATAAGCTATTAGCCTAGAAGTGGTATCGTCCCCAGTTGACTCATACATGACCAGGTAATCAAAACCGTCTGTTCCATAATTTTCTACTGTTTCATTTTCAGCATCGAAGACTCCACCCGATATTGATACACCATCCAAGGATCCGCTTCTTCCAGCTATATTAGCGGAACCAACATCTGAAACATATTGATGACTACTTATGTCTAAAGAATATCCTGATTTAACTAATAAAACCCTAATATCAGCTGAGGCGAGATTTATCGTCCCATTCAAGAAGTCTTCTTTTATATTTGAATACAATTGATTAGACATCATATACCAACTTCTGAAGAAATTATTACCCTATATTTATAACCTGCCTCAAAATAAGTTTTATTATCTACATAATAAACTGGAGTAGAGTCACTAGAGGGGAAATCAATATAGACATCTGGCTTCCATGAGTGCATAGATATTTGGGCGGGTAGTACTTCCCATCTTGAAGGGGCTCTTTGTATCTTTTTTCTTTGAGCCTTAAAATATTTGGTGGTTAAAAAGTTTGATGCTGGACGCTCATTAAAAGACACAACAACTCTACCGTCATTTTCTCCATTATCTATATAGAAACCTCCATTTGCTGGAGAAAATTCTTTTATATAAAACTCTGGATTCTTAGCTATTATTTGATAAGATGTCTCTACATCTGTTCTTATTGACTTATCTTCAACAAGAAGCTCTTCAATTTGAGTTGCAACAGTTTGCAGAGAAGAGGGGGTAGCTGACTCAATAGAAGACGTAAAGGTTATTTCCTCTGATGCTATTAAAGTTCCTGTAGCATCAACTATATTAACTATCTTTATTTTATAATCCGTACCTGGCTTTAAGATTGTATTCCAATATAGATTTAAAGTTCTTGATATCTGATTGTAATCAGTTATAGTGCTAACATCTCTAAAAGGAGAGCTGATCTTAACGGGAGTTTCAGAGTTTTCATATAGCTCAAAGTTTTCATCCAACAAAGAACTTACAGGTATAGTTCTACCAAACTTAATTACAACATTATTTGCACTTATAGTGCAGTTGTCAACGAGATTCAAAGCCACTTAAGCACCTCACATTATAGCCTATATATATAGTAACAACTATGAGCCCATATGAAACTAGGGGGCAGTAGATTTCTCTACCACCCCCTAGCCATAGGGTAATCGCAACTATAACAACCCTAAGGTTTTATCAGCTGGCCTCGTTAGTGACCATAACCTCGTAGTTGCGGCTGAGGCTGACATTCTTAGCAACGGTAACACCCTCACCGTCACCCATCATCACGATGTCATAGCGCTCTTTCATCTTGAGTGAGCGAATGTCACGTGTAGGATCATCAAACTGATCCGTGCTCATGTCATCCTTTACCAACATTGTACCAACCTCATTGCGGTCAATGAGGAAGAGGTCTGACTTAGCTGCAGCCGAGCTTGTCTTAGCTGTGAAGCTGACAAAAGGTGAAACTAAGACATTCAAACCCATTGGCGCTGTTGTGTTGAGTGCACCCTCAGCGGACTGAGGACGATAACCCCAACTCTGGTTGACACCAGAAGCAGCACCACCTGCGTGGAAAATGGCGTCCTTAAGGAACACCGACCACATCAGTGGGTGAAGAATGAAGTCTGTTGGAACATGATTTTCAGCCATTAACACAGCAGCCATGTCAATGATATCATCCCAGGTGACGGTACCATTGGCTGCGCCATTGATATCGAGACCTGTTGTGTCATCATAGCCTGCGTCATCGTTGTCGAAGACGATTGTAGCTGCATCCTTGAAACGGCTAAGAGCGATTTGCTCTTTTAGGCGAGCCATGGCACGACCTGCGGCGCGGACATGTAGACCAACAATATCCCAAAGTGA